GCTTCAAACAGTGGCACAGCCCCCGCTTATGGTGGCTTCTTCCAGAATTTGATGGCAGCAGGTCTATTTTTACATAGAAAGGCTATAGAAGAAAGCTCTTCTTCTGTTTATTTGTCTGAAACAGACAGCTTGGTTATTGGATATTCAAGAAACCAGCAAATCGTTTACCTCCCTTCTGATGGTGTGATTGGTAGGACTATATTTTTTAAGCAATGGTGGACAGGATATATGAGAGTTTACCCACGTAGCGGAAATGTGTTGTATGATGATCACACCCAAAATGATTATTATGATATTGGCGAAGGTCAGGGTGCTATATTCCATTTTACAGTGGGGTATGTCGATGGTGTAAAAAAATCAGCATGGTTAGTTAGTAGATATAAATTTTAATATTATGATTGAATATGGCTATATAAACGAAAACGGATCTCTTGTTTCTAAATTTTTAGAGGAATACAGTGAGAAGTTTAAAAATGAAGAAACTGGAGAGATTGAAACGAGAATAGTATCAATCCAGGAGCAACAAACTGAGTTGTCCGCTTTAGGATGGAAACATGTAGAGCTTGTGGATGATACAAAATTACAATGTCCTGAATACTATAGTGTTCGTATTGTACCTTATGACGCTGGAGATAAAATAAGCTATAAATACGAGCAAAGATTTAACGCTAAACTTGTTCGGAATAAGATAGATGAACTGAAAGCCTCTCTTACCAGCAATGACAGCGTTATAGGTGATTATCGTATAACGAAATGTTATGAGGCTTCTTTAATCGGGCTTGATATGCCGTATGATATAGAGAATCTTCACCAACAAAG